ATAAAATATGCGGAAACAGGACGAAGGAATGCGGGAGGTTAAAAAGAAGGTGTCGGAAAAGATATCCGAAGCCCTCAAAGTGCAGGGCATTTCAAAAAAGCAGTTTGCAGGGATGATGGACGTTCAACCATCCAGTGTAACAAAATGGCTCAAAGGAAACCACAATTTTACTACCTCAACAATATTTGATATTGAATGGGTGCTACAAATTCAAATTATAAATCTACAGTAATGAGCGAAGAAGTTAAACAATGGCATGAAAATTCTGACATTATATCCAGTGTAACAGCCGTGATGAGGAATGCTGATGTTTATTTTGAAACCACAGGGGGCGGAACAAGGCACTACGTTCGAGACCTATTACTTCCTATGTTGGATGACGCTGGCCTGCAAGTGATACATAAATCTGCCGTCCCTCCCCCACCATCCATAGGAGCCCAGGACGGAGAGGCGGAAGCGCATGGCCGATTTGTCGATGGAGAAACGGTAACCGGTAACTGGGAGAAGTGCCAAAGCTGCGGAGCGACAACGGCCCGACTGAACGGATCGCCGAAGGAATGCCATAAATGCGGCAAATCTTTTAAACCAGAGGACGGAGAGAAGCAGGAAGTCCCGGAAGGCCTCTTAAAGATCGCTCAGGAACACGCGTGGACCCATCCTTTCGTGCAAAGCGATACTCCCCAATATGGATACGAACAGGGAATGTTGAAAATGTGGGCAATCAAACAGTCCGAAATCTCCTCCCTAAAGTCCCGCTACGAAATAACCTCCGCAGATTGGCAGACAGAAGTAGATGCAAAGAACGCCGAGATCGAATTGCTGAGGAAGAACGGGGCATCGCTTCGCTCTGGCGTATCTGTCTTGGACGTTCTCGAATGGGCTGTTAAAAACAACGTCCGAATGGAATCTGGATACTGGCGAATGGATTATTCCTCAATAGCGTACACCGACAATCAGATAGTCGAACAATTCCTTATAGAACATCCGAGCCTAACACTACCCCAAGAACAATCCGAACTATCCGCGTACCGGGAAGCTCTACAGGAGTATGCGGGAACTGAAATGTCCGCAATCGCAACCGCCGTCCTGGCAAAATATGAAGCACAATGATCTATCTTTGCATTTTCCTTTATCTCGGAGGATACTGTTTGATGCTGTCCCTTATGGAAGATCCCGGTGTCCATAAATTCCCTGGCATAACGGATTATCTTGTGAGCATTTTCTGGCCCTTTATGGCGATGTGGTGGTTGGGGCTGCGGATCGTACGTAAAATCAAAAACAATAAGCATTTATGAGACCAATGGACAAAGCCCGATTCTGGGATCCGATTCGAGAAAAATATCCGGAGGAATTCGGTGATTTTGCAAAATGGTGTGACGAATGGAAGCGCCGGTCTGATTGGACATCACTTTTTCCGGAAACCTTTGAAAGCGTACGAACGAAAATGGGGTTGTCGTTCGCAATGGCCTCGACCAAAATTCATGATCTACCGCCGCCCATGCAGATTGGCATTTTCATCCAGTATACCGTCGAGAGCGGTCTATCTTTTATTCATGCCGAATTCGTCCCGCAAATAATGGACGATTACATCGGATCAATAGAGGCTTGGTTTGCGGCGGTGAGGGAACTAAACAGCGTAAAACATTGAAAATGATGTCACAATTCGCAAAACAGGAGGCTGATTATTGGGATCGTCAGATCGCCAAATGGCACCGACGGAAACGACGGAAAGCCAGATGCATGCGCATGATACGCCCAATTTCTTCCTTCCTGGCCCGATTCAAAAAACCTACAAAACGAATCTAAAATGAAAAAAGCAATGATCGCCTTTCTGATCTTGGCCGCATGCTGCACAAACCGGCATGTTTCCCCGGATATCCGCCAAGTCTCAGCGGGCACCGCAGAGACAGCCCACGACTCCGGTGCCCGCATGATCATCACGGACCTAGGAGGAGACATGATCCCGGACGGAGCGAAGATTGCGTCTGATACCGGGCGCGATATGCATAATATTTTGCATCTCGCTCACAGCATCCGATCATATCAGGCTTACAGGACGGCCGCATGGCGAGATACCGCAGCGCCGCAGTATATTGTGGTCGACAGCATGGAGCAAAGCGATGATTTCCCGAGCCATACGCTCGGTGATTCCATGGGTGTTCACGAGGTAGCCCACGGAGAGGCTGCCAGGGGTTTCACCAGAGGGGACGACGCTTCCTGGGACTCTCTTCTCAAGGTAACCAACGGTGACCCAATCAAGATATATCGCCAAGCTTATCCCGAATTAAGCAATTCTATAATACCCGAAAGGGACCAGTTGCCGCCTTCATATCCGCAGCCATTCGGAGATTCAGGAAACAGACTTTTCAAGGAACAAGTACAAGCCATGGCGTTATTCGCTCGAATTGATAGCCTGGAGTCCCGCATAAAGGCCCTCGAGTCGCGGCCGACCATCGAAATCCGCGAGGTGCCAGGGCATCCGAATAGGATTGTATGGCTGGATGGTCCCCGTGGAGAATATAGCATCAGGCTAAAGGAGTTTGACTACTCTATGCCATGGATCGACACCAGTTGGCGAACATCGGAAGCGCACCCTGGGAAGGTGGTCAGGATAACCGCAGCCCAGGCCGATTCGACGGCCTACAACTATCCGGAGGTCCGAAAAAACATTGGCGAGGTCACTACAGAAAAAGCGCCGCAGTGATTGACAAAGCAGAACTTCGAATAGGCAATCGGGTCCTCTACAAGCCATATGGCAATAAAGATGGCGAACCGGTCATCATCCAGGGAATGCTCGGCATGAAAGCCTTTTTTGACAGACACTCTAACGAAAGCGGCATGTTCCACAATCTTCAGCCCATCCCTATCACCCGGGAGTGGTTCGAAAAGTTGGGCTTCGAGCCTTATGCGGATGGGGTCGCGTTCATTTACCGGTATAAGCCCATGTACACATACGAACCCGGAGACCGGGCCTGCATCGAAATATGGAATTTGGCTGAGCCGCCGGAGCCGGAAAAATGGGTGTTCGACAAGCATCGGACGCTGATCACCGCCGTCCACCAAGTTCAAAACCTCATTTTCGCCCTCACTGGCAAAGACCCTGAAATAAAGCCATGAGCACCCACATAGACGTCCGCATCCGCATCCAGTTCAACAACCCCCGAAAGGCTTGGTTATTTACGATCGAGTGGATCCGCGGCGACGAGCTGGCCTGGTTCTTCATGTTCCATCCCTACCTTTTTTGGCCGACCAATCCGCACACCCGTTTTTGGAAGTAGTGGAGATTCCACACTTATTGAAATGTTCCAGGGGAAACATTTTTGTTATTTCAACATAAACGCTTAACTTTCAATATTCATGCATCCAATAGAATTCCCAGGCAGCCAGATGATCGGAAAACCGAATAATATGACCGATGACCAGTGTTTCGGCATCCCGGCCGGCAGCGGAATTGATAACGCCGGATTTCCTTACTTTGTGACCGCATGGAAGCCATCCTATGAAGACCTGCAGGCATTAAACCGCGGCGAACCGGTATACATCAAAAGTATATCGCGCCAGCTTGTTCCTATGGCAGTTTACACACTCAACGAAAACGGCGAATGCAATGACGCCGACTGAATCACTAAAGTTTTAGCATCATGGCAGGCAGACCGCCGCTGTACAGTTCCCCCGCCGAATTGCAGCACAAAATCGACGAGTATTTCCAATGGGTCAAAGGCGAGCGTTTCATACCGCCGGCCAAATTCAAGAAAGGAACCGTCTTCCCGGAATGGATAAGAGAACCGGAAGCCATAACCATCACAGGACTATGCATTTACATAGGATTCGACAGCCGGCAGTCGTTTTATGACTACGAGCAAAAGGAAGAATTTGCTTACATCATAAAAGCCGCCAGACTAAAAGTTGAGAATTGGTATGAGAAAAAGCTCATCAACAACTCAGTTACCGGATCGATATTCGCGCTGAAGAATATGGGCTGGAAAGACGAAAGCGCCATTGATCACACCAGTAAAGGAGAAGCCATGACGCCGGTCATAAAAATAGGCTATGGCTCAAAAGACGCTGACCTTTGACCTGAACCCGGAGCTCTTCAATCCGTTGTATTGGCACCTGGAGGAGGCCCACCACAACAACGATATCCGGTATATCTGGCTCATGGGGGGATCCTCAGCATCAAAGACATACTCCGAAGTCCAGCTCACTCTCAAGGAGATGCTGTCGGGCCCGGACTACAACGTCCTGGTGATGCGCAAGTACGGGACGGACATCAAAGACTCGATCTACAATGATTTTAAGGCCATCCTGGCGGAGTGGGAGATCAGCCACTACTTTACCATGCAGTTCGGCTATATCCGCTGTAATTTGACCGGCAGCTATGCCAGGTTCAGAGGATTGGACGACAGCGAGAAGGTCAAGGGCATTTCCGGCTTCAAAAAGGTGATTTTGGAGGAAATCAGCCAGTTCGACGAGGTGGACTTCAAGCAGATCAAAAAGCGCCTCCGCGGGATCACGGGCCAGCAGATCATCGGGATATTCAACCCGATATCCGAG